ACACCAGACCTCCGCTATTGCTGGTTTTTCTACTACAATGAAAACTCGCCCTCTTATAGTTGCGAAATTAGAGGAGTTTATAAGAAATAAACTAATTAAGGTATATTCTTCACGAACAGTGAATGAATTTAAGACGTTTATTTGGAGGAACGGAAGGCCCCAGGCAATGAAGAGTTATAATGATGATTTAATCATGGCTTTGGCGATTGCTTGCTGGGTTAGAGACACAGCTATTCAAACAAATGCTCGCGACTTAAATTATCAAAAGGCTTTTGTTGACGCAATCTACACGGTTAAAACTACTATGAATACACAAATAAAAGGCCAAGATGGATACAAACCCAACAATATAACTGATATAATGTCTGAGGCAAAGTCCTATTGGGATGAATTTAAATGGATTATAAAGTGAGGAATCTAAACTAAATGGCACAACGAAATAGAAACCAAGGAAAGAACCCAGTTAATAGAGACAATGATTTATTCAAAGCTCTTACAAGGTTGTTTTCTGGTCCGATTATTAACTACCGTTCCCAGACCGGTCGACGTATCCGCCGCCAGCATCTGGATAAATTCTCTTCGCGCTTTAAGTCTGCGTCGGGCCAACAGTTCAAGAAGGCTCAATATAACCCGCTTGATACAATTGCCACACAAGCAATTCAGAATCAGCGCCGGTCTGAACGCTATGTTGATTTTGATCAGATGGAATATATGCCAGAGATTGCATCGACAATGGATATTTATTCAGATGAAATGACGACTTATTCGGAATTGCGCCCGATGCTTAACGTAAAATCTGGCAACGAAGAAATCAAAGCAGTCTTAACCACCCTTTACGATCAGATCCTTAATGTTCAATACAATCTTTTTGGTTGGTCGCGTACAATGTGCAAGTATGGCGACTTCTTTTTGTATCTTGATATCGATGATAACTTTGGTGTTAAATCTGTCATCGCGCTTCCTCCTATGGAAATCGAAAGATTAGAAGGACAAGACTCAACAAACCCGAATTATATTCAGTACCAATGGAACTCTGCCGGCATGACCTTTGAAAATTGGCAGGTCGCCCACTTCCGCATTCTTGGTAATGATAAATACGCTCCCTATGGAACTTCCATCCTTGAGCCCGCCCGTCGTATTTGGCGCCAGCTTACACTTATGGAAGATGCCATGATGGCCTATCGTGTGATTCGTTCCTCCGAACGCCGCGTATTTAAAATCGACGTTGGTGCTGTTCCGCCAAACGAAGTCGAACAATTTATGCAAAAGACAGTATCGCAACTGAAGCGCCATTCTGTGGTAGACGCCAAGACCGGTCGTATTGATCTGCGTTATAACCCGATGGCTGTCGAAGAAGATTACTTTATTCCTGTCCGAGCAGGTTCTGTAACAGATATTCAGAATCTTGCTGGTGGTGCAAACACTACACAGATCGATGATATTATATATCTACGCGACAAGCTCTTCTCTGCGCTGAAAATTCCCCAAGCATATCTTGCAATGGGCGAGGGCGCAGCTGAGGACAAAACTACTTTAGCACAAAAGGATATCCGTTTCGCACGAACAATACAAAGACTCCAACGTGTTATTATCGCAGAGCTAGAGAAGATTGGTATTATCCATCTTTATACTCTCGGCTTCCGCGGCGATGATCTGTTGAGCTTTAAATTGGCACTAAACAATCCATCGAAGATCGCAGAGCTTCAAGAGCTTGAACATTGGAAGCAAAAGTTTGATATTGCAGGCTCCGCAACAGAAGGTTATTTTTCGCGTCGCTGGGTGGCCGAGCACGTCTTTGGTATGTCTAATGAAGAGTTCATTCGTAATCAACGCGAAATGTATTATGACCGTACTCATGACGCGTCACTTCAACAGGTGGCTGAATCTGCAGCCGCTGCCGGCGGAATGGGCGGTGACCTCGGTGGCGACCTAGGTCTCGACCTCGGTGGCGATCTTGGTGGTGACCTAGGCGGAGATCTCGGCGGTGGCCCCGAAGAGATGCCGGCCGGCGAAGCTGCCGCGGGCGATGAAGCTGCAGAGTCCGCCCTATTGGCAGTCCCCCCTGGCTCGCGTGATGTGCATGCTTATAAGGGCGGCGCCGAGTATCGCCCCGTCAAGACAGACAAGCGTCCAGCCGGCGCCAGAAGCCGCTCTATAGCAGCGGCCGGCACGAAAGAAAAGAGTAGCTCAACACACAGAAATATCTTCCCTGGCAAGAGAGACCTGGATACTCTAACAGGAATGCACGGTTTAGCAAGTCTTTATGAACAAGAGGAATCTATTTATAAGTTGAAAGAGAAATCTGAAGAGGACAAATTGTTTGAACTCAATAGTTCTATTCGGTCTTTGATCGGGGGCCTCGAAGAGAAAGAAACATTAATGGAGCAGCAGGATGAAAATAAAACACAACAAAAAGCGTAATACGGCATTCGTGTTTGAGGCGCTTATACGTGAAGCGACTGTGGCAATCATAAAAGGAAGCCACGATACTAAAGAAAAGGTTGTCGAAATTATTAAAAAGCATTTTGTTCCAGGGTCTGTATTATACAGAGATCTGCAAAACTATCGGTCTCTATATGAGAACCAAAGTCTTCCAAGAGAGATAGCAGAGAAGATTGTAAAAGAAGCCAAGCTTGCAAGTCGCCTGCTGGATACTGAAGGCTTGTTTTTGAGTCAGAGCGATCTCATAGCAGATGTCAACAAAGAATTAACCCCCGCGGTATTCAATAATTTTGTTCCCAATTATAAGACCCTGGCGTCGATAGCACAAATGTTCTCGGATAAGCCTTCTCCAAAGAACACAGTTATTCTTGAAAACAGTATTATCGAGAACATGACGTTATCGGAAAGTAAGCAAGAGGCGATGGAGCCCATCGACAACCTCATCATGACATCTTTTGTCAAGAGATTCAATGAAAAATATAAAGACGGTTTATTGGAGAATCAAAAGGTTCTCTTGAATCACTATATTACTTCCTTTGCTGACAACGGTATCCAACTTAAGACGTTTTTAAATACAGAAATTACTTCTTTGAAAGAAGCACTTGTTCTGTCTTTAAAGGACCATATTATTAGCGCCGACAAAGATTTGTTGGCAAAGACAAACACGGTGATCGAGAAGCTAACGAGCTATCGCACCAGCGGGATCGAAGAGAGCGTCGTATTTTCTATATTGAAAACGCAAGCGCTTGTAAAGGAAATCACTAGCGATGGCGATTAAGATCACAATCAAGAAGGGAGACACGTCTTCCGTAGTCACATTGGAGATGAATGTCCGCAAAGCTCTCAATGGTGACCTGATGATTTTTGATCATGGGGATATCGATATAGTTTTATCTCCTACTACAAATAAAGTTTTAGCCTTCCCCAAAGAATCTCTAAACGATTTGGTGTATGGTGCCCAAAACCGATTGTTCACGTTTCTATATAAGCGTGGAGTTGTTCTTCCAGAATCTATTCAGGGCGGCGCCTTCTTTGGTGCTTTGGTAGCAGACCTACAAACTCCTTTTAAGGAAGGCATTGAATCGGCCCAAATGGCTCTCGTAAACATCTCTAGTTTTATTGATGAAGAACGCCCATACTTTGAGGCCACCGAGGCGATCATCGCCATGGACGACGAAGCGTTGGTCCACCCAGATAAGACCGACTCGACAGAGCTTGGCGAGGTGCCCCAGAGAGATGAGCAAGGATCTATTCGACCTGGATATATAAGAAACCCATACGCTTTGAACTATCTGTATACAGTATAGGAGAATGAATGGAACTTTTAACTTTTATCTTGGCAGCCTATGGGCTCACACAAATTCTAGTATTCAGCGATCACCCTGTTCTTAAAAAAATAAGACCAGCGAAAGATTCACTCAGAGGATATGGAAAGTTATTTAATTGTCCAATGTGCATGGGATTCCATGTGGGTTGGTTTTTAATGCTACTTTCTCCGTACACCGAACTATTTAATTTTGACGTTAGTGTCGCCAATTTCTTTATTCTCGGCTGGTTGTCATCTGGAACATCTTATGTTCTGAATATGGTCTTCGGAGATTCAGGGATTCAACACTCGCCTAAAATGGAGATTACCCCCCATGAACAGCACATGGACTAAAAAATGGATGCTTCAACCTGTCAGGCTTTGCAAGTCAGGCTGCATACTCATGCGGGTAACGCCCGCATCTTAAAAAAAGGAACAACAAAAAATGAAGATTAAAAGATCAGAACTTAAGCAAATCATTCAGGAAGAGATTGCTAACAGTGTAGACGAGGGCTTCCTTGACAAGATCAAGGGCGCCGTTGGTATGGACCCCGGCGATGGCCGCGCACTGAACCGCGCCCTCGCCGCAATGCGCGATGCCGCCGGCGAGGGCGCCCCTCGTCGTGAGTTCCTAAAGCTGACAAATGCAGTATATACTGCGTCCGAAGCGCACGGCGGTGCGCGCCAAGCGAAGGTGGACGATGTACAGGTGCCTAAGATTCAAAAACAGTGGGTGGCGCGAGTACAAGAAATCGGTGACGCCGCAGAGGTCGCCGAGGCCGAACGGTACATATCTGACATGCGCTCACGGATCGACACCGAGCGCAACCGCGCTGCTCGGGGTACTCGGAGAGCAGCGCGGGATAGAGAAGAGAGAGAAGCTCCTTTTGATCAAGACCCCACCGCGCTGCAATGTGATCCGCGCAAGGGCATCACAGATCCACGCTGTCCGAAAGGGTACCAACACGGTGAAGGTGGTTATGGGGGCTTCAGCGGATACACAGAATCTCAACTTCACGATATTATTAAGGAAGAGATTGCCAAGAGCGTAGATGAAGGCTTTATGGATAGGCTCAAATCCAAAGTTGGGTTGGGCCCAGAAGCAGCCGAGATAGCAGTAAACTTTGCTAACGAGCTTGAAAGAGTCGTTAACTCAAGCACTCTTATGCGCCGAGTGGGCCACTCCAAGTCGGCCAGAAATTGGCACAGGGGTGCCTCGCAGGTTGGTGAAACGGCGCCCGAAGGCTTAGGTCGAAATCTCTCACCAGATACTGCCGGCGACATAAAACGCGCCGCAAATCAGTTTCATAGCAATTTAGAGGGCGCAGGGTTCTACGAGTTATTATCTAATATTGCCCCAGAGAAGGCGACTCAACTCCACGCTGCACTCCAGGCTGACGCGGGCTCTAACCGAGCACCGACCCGTCTAAGTCGAAATCTGCGGCAGGCTGTCGGCTACAAGCTAGCGGACGATATTAACGCTCATGCGGACGACGATTTGATTTATGAAGTTATACCAAAACTAGTGAAATTATTGAAACAAGATTATATACTACAATCATACAGCCTCGCCGCCTGGGCCGCTGAAAACGCAGAGAAAATCACCGCCGGCTATTCCGGTGCCCAAAATCAAACCGGAGTTGATAGGTATGGCACCAGCGTCAGATAAGGATTAAAAAGAGATGAAGATTAAAAAATCACAACTCAGGCAAATTATTCAAGAAGAACTTGATCTTTTAGATGAAGGGGTTATGGAGTTTTTCAGCCAAGGCCAAGTTAAAGTGGCCAAACAGCTTGTAGCGCAGATGGCGGAGTGGCTTAAACCAAATAACTATCCTACCACCCTGGATGACCTTAAAGCTCGCCAAGCTTTTTATGATAGAACAAGCGAAAGATATAATAATGAGATTAAAGGCAGTGCGGCCCAAGAACATTGGGATGACGCAGGTGTCCCCGCAAAACTAAAACATATGAACACTATGTTATCCCCTGGTGAAAACATAGCAGGCGGTATGCAAGATGGCCCGTGGGTAATATCAGTTGAGTCCGCCATCAACGATGCTAATATCGCACGCGACAGTGAAAAATTTGATGCATATATAGCCGACAGGCGCGCCGGCGATGAAATTCGTCGCAAAACTGATGCCGACCTTCGCGCCTCCCGCCGCCAGCGCGACCTCGATAAAGAAGAAAGTGATCGCAGTAATCGTGAACAACGTGCCGCAGCCAAGGCCAAGCGCAAGAAAGAGAGAGAAGCAAGAAGGGCTCACGAACCGATCAGGATCCGATACGGTGATGCTCGCTATGATGCATCGATGGACGCAATGCCAAGCCCACGTAACGCGTTCCAAGAGAACACCATTAATCAAATGATTCAAGAAGAACTCGAAGCAGTTTTAGCAGAAAGGAATAGATAATGAGCAAAGTACTTTTACGAGAATACTATGAACTATGCGACGGCGGCGTCTGTCAAGATCTTCTTACCGAAGAGGAAAAGAAGTTTGTGACAGATGGCGGAATGATTCTGTCCGGCATTATGCAGATGGCCGAGACCGTTAATGGTAATGGTCGGATGTATCCTTCTTCAGTTTTGCAAAAAGAAGTAAAGAATTACCAAAAGCTTGTAAAAGAACGTCGAGCACTAGGTGAACTTGATCACCCTGATGACTCCGTAATCAACCTTAAGAATGCATCCCACATTGTAACATCCTGCTGGATGGAAGAGAAGAAAGTGATGGGCAAGATTAAAGTGCTTGAGACTCCCTCTGGTAAGATTCTACGCTCGCTTGTCGAAGGCGGTTGTGCTATCGGGATCTCTTCTAGAGGAATGGGATCAGTAACAGAGAGCAACGGCCAAACTATTGTAGAAGATGACTTTCAGTTGATCTGCTTCGATGTAGTATCCGAGCCTTCTACTCCTGGCGCCTTTATGATGAAAGAGGCCAAGGATTATAAGAATGAAGTATTCACCAAGTCTGACCGCATTTATCGTTTGTTAAATGAGGTCTTGGACGATGAGTGACGAAGCTAAAGATTTTCATGATGATTGGCGCAAGTTCCTAAACGAAGAAGAAGAGCTT